GACTTGATTCTATAATGTTATTTGTAACGTATTCATTATCTGATATTAATAATAAATTAAGATCATTTAATTTAAAATCAATAAAAAGACTGTAATTATTTATAGGAATTTTACTGTAATTATTTATCTTTAATACATCATATTTACTATTTTCTAATTTAATAGAAGTTGATAATGATAACTTGAAGTATTTGTTAAAATTACTTAACAAAACATTAAATTTAGATTGATCTTCTAATAATGCACTAAATAAATAAGAAAAGATACCAAAATTTTTTAATTTGGATTTTTCTCTAATTATGTCTTTATAAAATTCAAAATTGAATAATATTTCTTTAACAGTTTCATAAATAAATTGTAAATTACAATATTCAAGAGAATTTAAATATACAAAAATCATAAATTTATCAACATCATCTTTATTATAATTATTATTAAATAAAATACTATTGTAAGCTTTTTTGTATTTAATCTCTATTTTGCCTAAAATTAAACCCATAATGTAATCTTTATCAAATATATCAATAGTTTTTATTGCAGTTACATTTTCTTTATCTTCATCATCAGAACTTGTGAAAAATTTTGATAAAACAGTATTACTTAAATTTATATTTACATTGTAACTTGGTATTAAATATTCAAATCCATTGAATGAATAAGTCATTTTTTTTAAATTGACATTTGATTTGTTCCATTTATTATTTTTAAAGACAAAACTGTTGGTATAACCTTCTTCATCTTTAATAATTTCAAAAATGTAAAATATATTTTCATCATAATAATTGTGTTTATCAAAAGATTTATTTTTTAATATAATGATAAAATTTTCACCATTTTTAAATTGTGTGGCATAAAAATTATTATAATTATAATTTTTGATCGGATCTCCGGTTAATTGATATTTCCTATTGTTATAACCTGATATGAAAATCTGTTGACTTTCAAATGTAACATTTAAATTATTATAAGTCGATATCTTGAAAATATTAGTGTTAGTTAAATAAAAAGGTAAATTAATTATATTTGTTTCATTTAATACTGTTAAAATATTTTCATTATTATATTTTACTGAGTTAAAATCTTTAGTTACTCGAATATTAATTTCATCTTTACTAAATTCGTAATTATCTTCTCTTTCTACAAATAAAGTACTTTTATTAATAAAATCAGTAAATAAAATTAATTGGTTTCTTATTTGATTTCCTTTATTAATTAAGAAATTTACTGATTTTGATTCATCTCTAAATTTTGTTTCATTATTAGTTTCACCTTTTCTCAAAATATTTTTGATGAGTCTTTTAATATCATCATTTACTTTTGAATTATATTGTAAAGTAAAATCATCTACTCTAACTTCATTTTTATGATTTATAATCTGCTGAATAACTGTATTTACATCATTTTCAAAGTCCGAATTATCAATTGTAATCGAATTAATATCTTCTGTCCAATATATAAATAAAAGAATTAAATACAAACCATAATTTAATCTATTATGTTTTTCTTCTGTAGTAATATCTACCCTTTTTTCTATTTCCCTTATTTTAGTTTTAATTTCATCAATATTAATTTGAGATTTTATAAAATTTGTGACTGAGTTAGTATTAAAACAGTATTCATATGAAGATAAATCTTTAGTAATTTTCTTTCTATCAGTCATAAAATTTTTTAAATTACTTTTATGATTTATTGGATATAAATCAAAATTATGTCCAACTATTTTATTATATGTTGAAGTATCATCAATATATTCATTAAATGAATTATTAAAGTTAATAAAAAAGTTATTATTAAAATGTATTTTAACTGAAAAATTAATTTTTTTATATTCTTGAATTTTAATATTTTTAAATTCTTCTAAATCAATCTTTTTATTACGATTTGTAATTTTAATTAATGATAAATGTCTACTTATTTGGTCTTTATCAAAAATAATTTTTTTATCATCAAAATAGTTTAATTTAAATTTTGAATTAGATGATTCTTCTGTTTCATAAATATTTTTAATTGTACAACTAAGAAATATATTTTGTCTTTCTAATTCAGGTATAACATTTAATAGTTTTATTTGAAAATTATTTGTATATCCTAATTTTAAATAACTAAAATAAACATATTTTGATTTAATTAAATCAAACAAAAAATTAGCATTTTTTTGACAAACAATTTTAAATGATTTACTAACATTATTATCAGTATCTTCTAACCCTGTAACAATAGTATTTAATTCATCAATTCTTTGATTTATATTATTAGATATATCAATATCTTCACTAAAATATTCGGCATTTATTGTATCATATAAAGCTAAAATTTCTTTATTTTTTGTATTAAAGTGATTAAACTTATTTCTTAAATTATCAAACAAGTTTAATTCTTTAATTTTTCTTATAATTGGTCTTAAATAGTTTATTATAGGTGTCAACAGAAGAAGTCTTATTTTTTTTCTTTCTCCAAATTTATTAAAAGATTTACCATTTATATCAAAGTAAATCTTACCATCTTTTTTTATATATAATTTGGGACAATTTGTCAAACGTTTTGAATTAGGTCTCGAGCAGTCAATATCTTGGTTTATAAAGAAATGACAATTTTTGGAATTTTCAAGTTCTTTTTTCATATCTTTAAAATTTTCAAATAAATCTGAATTTTTTAATCTTAATTTAACTTTCTTAGAACTTCTTGAATCTATTTTTTTCAAAATAGATGAATATTTTGCAAGTAAATAATTTCCATAACTTTTATCTATTCTTAAATTATTTTTTGGGTCTGTATTTGTTAATTTTTCTAATATTTTTTTTTTATCTGTATTTTCTAATAATTCATTTATTAATTCTTCTTTTACATCTTCAAAAGTTTTATCATAATGATTTAACTTGTTAATAATTTGTTCTTCAGAATAACATTTAAAAAATTGTTTTGTTTTTAAAAATACATCATCAAGTATTTCTATTTGACTTTTAATAGTACCTATATTGGATAAATTGGATAAATCATTTAAATTTTCTATGATTGATATAATGTTATATATATCAGTTTTTAATTGTAATCCATATTCTAATGAATATTCATAATTACTACCTTTCTCTTGTTTAATTGATTCTCCTTTAATAAAATTAATCCAATCATTTATTTCATCTACATCATCATATTCGTAACCTGCTCCACCTAAACTATTAGCAATCATAAAATTAGTAAATTTATCTTTTTCCAAAAAAAAGGTATTTGAAAATTTAAAAAGTTCATTTGTATTTAATTTATCATGCTTTAAATATTTACTTATTTTAGTAATGAATTGTATTTTTCTTACAAAATTAATATTATTTGAATCATATCCGTTGGTCATATCAATATTACTTGGATCAAATTGATCTGGATTATCTATATTTTTAGTCAATTCACTAAAACTTCCTATTTTTCTATATAATTCATTTACTGATTCTTCATATTCCAAATTATATACTATTTCAAATGAATTATTTGATGAAATGTTTGATTTAAAATCTAATAGATAACCTAAATAAAAGTTATCTTTTAATTCATTTGAACGTTTCAAATCCTCTTTAAAACCTGATAGGTCATTTATATGATAATTTTCAAAATTAAAAAGAAATGGAATTGAATTATTTGTTTTTTTAAAAAAATTATTACTTGGTTCTATTTCATTTTTAAGTGTTGATAATTTATTTTTTATTTTTTGATTTATATTAATTATATTTACCATATCTTCATTAGTAACTTTATCAGAAAATATTTTATTAAATTTATAAATATTATTCAAAGAAATATCATCATTAAAAATATCTAAATTTTCTAATTCTATTTTATATCCTCCTTGTTGATTAATTATATTTTGACTTATAAATGAGTCTTTTTTAGTATTTATATTTTGAATTACTTCTTGGTATAAATCAATTATTAATTTTTGTAGGTTATTTGTTTCTTTAGGTATATAAATCATTTTTTGTTCTTCTTCATACTTATCTTTCAAAAATTCCAAAATTGTAATATCTTGTTTACTTTTTATATTCAAATTAGATATGAAACCAATATTCAAAAATAATCTGAATAATTTTAAATAATTATCAATAAATTGTTTGGTTTTTTTAAATTTTAATTTTAATATAACAATAATTGGAGAGGTAATAGCTCTAAAACCACAGTTACCAACTAACTGTTGTTCCATTCTATAATTTAGCGTATAATCTACATCAAAATTTTTTTCTTTTAGGTTATTATAAATTATATTAATATCATCATTTGATATATTATTAGGAACTTCTGATGTTTCAGAATATAAAAAAGGATTAACAACACCAACATTGGATGGATAAAATTTGTGAGTAATAATTTTATTATCTATCCCATATCCAGAATTAAAAAAATAGTTTTTATATTTATTACCATCAACTTTAGTAGTAATCATCATTGCATGACTTTTTGATTTAACAGGAATTATTTTATAATTATTTTCATTATTAAAAGAAGAAATATTAAAACTTGTGCAGTCTATAATATCACTGATTTCACTATCAGTTTTATCCAAGTTATATTCTTTTAGAAATTCTTTAAAATTGGTAAATAAATTTATCATTAAGTCAGATTTTGAAAAGGTAGATACTTTTTGAAATAATCTAAAAAATACAATTCCACCAGATATCAAGTAATCAGTTAGAGCCATTGATAGAAAATCATTATTATTTTGTATATAAAAATCTAAATCTTTTATTTTATTCATATATATATTAGTTTGATAAAAAAATTGATAAATTATCAATATAATCCAGAGATTTATAGAGTAATGAACTTTTTTAAAATTGCCATTAATCTTGTAATGCTTTTGTGTACCTTTAATCTGGCTTATTCCACTGAATTAGTTGAACTTAACCCAAGAAATCTAATTACGTTGCGTGGTCCAATTAAACATGAATCTGTTTCTGATTTTCTTAATAAAACATCTCGTGTCGATTCTAATGAAATTTATGTTTATATTTCTTCTCCTGGTGGATCTGTTATGGAAGGTATGAAAATTGTTGATGTGATTAGAGCTCTTGAGAAATCTGGCAAGATAGTTAATTGTATTTCTGATTTTTCAGCTTCAATGGCTTTCATTATTTTGCAGTCTTGTCCAAATAGGTTGGCTACCTTTTCTTCTGTCTTAATGCAACATCAAATGTCACTTGGTCTAGAGGGTAATCTTGAAAATGTACGATCTTATCTTGAGTTTATAGGAAATGTAGATGAAGAGTTAAATCGTATACAAGCAGAAAAAATTGGAATGAATGAAAAGGAATTCAAAAATAAAGTAATGAGTGATTGGTGGATTCATGGTCCTGATGCAAAGAAAAATGGTGTTGTTGATGATATTGTAACTGTTAAATGTCATCAAGAACTTTCTGGAGCAAGAGATGTTATTACTGTTGCAACAATGTTTGGACCTATTAAACTGGTTTATGACAAGTGTCCACTTAGTAGGTATCCAATTAAAGTAGAATATGATGGAGAATTTCCAATTGAAAAAATTAATAAAGTAGAATTAGAACAATGGTTTGATTACAAACAACCAGTGTTTCAATTGAATTATTAGTTTTTACTACAATTAATCATACAGAGATTTTCATTATATCTGAATTGCTTATTTAATTCTTTTATTGTATCTATATTTCTAATATAGTAACAATAATGAGGAAGCCTAATTTCTGGTATGTCTTTCAATTCTGAAAAACTTTTATATAATATTAAAGCTTCGTCTTTATCCTTAAGATAAAATAATAACATATCATCGTTAAATGTTCTAACTGAATCTTCAAATAATGTTTGGAGGAATGTTGCAAAAACTGGTTCAAATAAACTTAATTTTAAAGAAACTTTATCTGTTTCATTGTCTGAAAATATTTTTTCCTTTACCCTATAGTCAAAATAATATTTTTCTATGAAATTTTTGTAAAGATTTTCAATGTCAGAGTACTTTAATTCTACATCTAACATATAATAATGCACTAATTTAAGATCAGAAGAATCTAAGGATTTCAAACGATTCCAAATTTTATCTTCCATTACTATAGTTTATAAATTTTTATTTAAATCAAATATCATATTAAATTATTATATTAATTATATTAATATGATAAGTTTTTTCTTATCACCATATTCAGGTTCATTTTTAAATCAACTAAATTATATTGAAGAAAATGCCTGGATGTTTTATATTACTAAATTACATTTTGAGGATAATTTCTTTTCAGATATAGTTGATCTAAAGTACTATCCTGTTTTTTTAAAAAAAAAAGAAAATATTGATATGATATTTATTCCAAATATAGAAAATAAAGTTTATAAAGTTAATTCAACTAATGATTTGGTATCAATGTATTGTTCTAATGATAATTATTTTATTGATTTTGAATCATTTATTGAATTCTTTTCGCCAACTTGTAAACAAATTATACAACTTATCAATAGGTATAACTTTTATAAAGAAATTAACACATTGGACTATTTATTATTTTCATTTGAAACTAAATTTACAAAATATTTGTTGTATAAAACAAATGATTATTATTTAAATTTAGATCTAAATAATAAAAGTATTTTACATCATCATAATTATGATAATAAAATTTTAGGTCCAGATGGATACATTTTATTAGTTGAAAAAATTGAAAATACTGATGGTTATCATAATAAGTAAATTAGTATGTGTTCTACGAATATTGATATTGAAGACATAGTAACTAAGCGTTCTAAGATGAATAACATCCACCGCTTGTACCCTGATACCCAAAAAGTAGATGATGATAAAATGAGAAGCTTTATGGAAGATTTTGTTAATTTGGGAAGATTCGCTGAATCTAATAAACAAATTAATAAGATTGTAAAAGAACTTAGATCAAAGTATAGAGTTCAACCGAGTAAATTGCAAATGAGGACACATTTTTCAAAGTTTCATAATGGAACTGAAGTAGGTCAAAGATTTCGTCGTTATATGGTAAAAAAGGCAATGAGATCTCAATCTGGTGTTCTAGTAGTAACAGTTACTCTTTCCCCAAATAGATTTTCTTGCAGTAAGAACTGTTATTACTGCCCACAAGAAACTGATCTAAAAGGTAATCATACACAACCTAGATCATACATGTCCAGTGAACCAGCAATGCGTAGAGCTTTGCGTCATAATTTTGATGTTCGTGGACAATTTTGGGATAGAATTCAAGCTTATATTGTAACTGGAAATATTGATGTAACCGATAAGACTTCAAAGAAGATGGAAGTTATTCTTTCAGGAGGTACATGGGAATGTTATCCTAAAGATGAGAGAGATCG